CATTCATTTTAATCTTAACAACTTTATCTTTAAGATTTTTTGAATGAGTTTTTAAATCTTCTTTCAATCCTTTCACAATATCTTTTAAAGTATCTTTTAAAGAATTTGTGTTTGAAATATTATTAATATACTCTCTCAATAAAGATTTTTGTTGAAGATTTAATTTTGAATATTTTTGATTAAATTTTTCTAAAAGAGTTTTATATGTTAATATTCTTAAATCTTCGTCATTAGGTAATTTTTTTAAAGTTTCTGATAATTTTAAACTATTACCATCAGTTGTTACATGTTCAACTAAATTAAAAAATGACTCTGTTTTTTTATCTGGAGATATATTTGTGTATTCGAATAATGTATAGATAGAAGCATAAGTTTTATAATTATCAACTTTAGATGATAAAAATTTCTGTAAGTCATAATTTGATTGAATTTCTTTTATTAAGTTATATCGTTCTCTTTTCAATTTTTGATTATTTAAATCTCGTCTTGAACTAACAACTTCATTAATAAAATATTCTGCTTTCTTATCATCTTTAAATTTTCTATTAAATAAGATATTGTATAGAGCTAACTCCTTTCCTAACTCCGTGTTTTCGTTGAATTTTTGTTTTATAATCTTAACTGCTTTACTATCCTTTTTGTTTAAGACATCTGATGTGATTTGTCTTAGCAAAAATTCGAATAAAAGTCCAGTATTGCGGACTTTATTATGCTTTATTTTCTGCATAGGTTTATCTCCGTTGCTTTCTTTGCACTATCTATGTATTTATTCATATATAAATATAAAGTTTTTATTAAATACACTATATTATTCTTCTTCATCTAAAATAATTTCTTCATTTAGTATACTTTGTTTCTCTAAATCTTTTCCAAATCTTTTTTGAAGTGAACCAAGTAGTCCTTCTCGTGCAACAATCGTTGAACCTTTACCAGTATATAATGGTGAACCACCTTTAAACTCTCGTTTACCATATCGTTCTCTTTCATATTTTGTTGCATCTTTTAAATCATCGGCATCGTATTCATTTCCATATTCTTTTTTACCAGTTCCACTTCGTCTATCACCACCCCACATTTCTTTTCTAGCCATTTCTAATTCTTCATCGTCTTCTGAAGACATTCCGGACTGAACAGGATCATTTCCTTCAGTTTCAATCTGTTCAAATCTAAATACTTGTTTTCTATCTTCAACAACACCTTCAAATATATCTTTTTTATCTTTTTCATTAAACTCAAATAAATTATCATAAATCCATTCACGAGATAATAATTTATTTTCCATAAGATTGTTTGCTATTTCAACTTGTTGAGTTAACAATTCAAGTTTTTCTTGTTGATGTATCATTGATGGATTTGTTAATTCTAATTCAAAATTAATTAATTCTGCATCTTCAAATCCTTGTGTATATAAATGAACAATAGCAATTTTTTCAAGTTCAGCACATACAATCTTTTGTAATCTTTCGATTGTTCTTGCGAATCTAACATCCTCAGCTGCTAATGTAGCTTTACTACCAACACCCTCTTCATATCCGAGAAATGCTTTTGGTATTTTTAATGCTGCCATCATTTTGTTTTTCAAATATTCTACATCATCAATAGCTCCATCATTTGTTAATCCAGGTAAAGTATCAATATTTGTTCCACTATCTGAACCCCTAACAGGTAGATAATAATCTTCCATAATTGATTCCATATTATATTTTAAATTATATTCACCCGTTTTATTGTCCATCACTGGTACTTTTTTCATTTTATTAATTATTTGTTGCATAAAATTATCTACTTCATTTGGTGGAATGTTTCCTATATCTACTTTGAATATTCTTTTTTCTGGTGCTCTCATCATTCTATGAATTAACATAGCGTCTTCCATAAGAGTTAATTGTTTAAATACTCTTCTCGCACCCTCTAACATTGATTTACCATATGGTAGATAATTTGTATCAGAAAGATTTCTAAAGTGAGCCATTTCATAATTTTCATATAATTTACCTGGTTCAGAACTTCTTTTTAGTTCATTATATTCATCCAATTGAAATTGAACAAGTTTTGGATTAGATGGGTCGTGTCCTTCCATTCTTGTTACTTCATACACCGATAACGGTTTTACATTAACGACACCATATTTATCTAAAATTTCTAAATGTAAATAAAAATCACCATATTTAGTCATATTTCTAATATAACTCCAAAGATTAAATTCAATATTAATTACATCATAAAATAGATTATGAAGTATTTTAGCCACCTTTGGATTATCTGTTTTAATTTTTAATACTCTATTTTCAACATTATCAACAGTAGATTCATCACAATAGATATCTAATGCGGATGATATAATTGGATCTGCATCCATTAATTCGTAATCTCTGAATAATTCTTTTCGAGCTATGTCATATGCAGTTGCATTTTGTTTATTTGCATATGTTGTTCCATAACCAGAATTATGAATTTTATTATATCTATCAATAAAATTAGATGTTAAAGCCGTTTGTGTAAAATCTACATCTTTTACTTTTACTTGTCCATCATTTGTTTTTCTTAAAACTATTTGATTTTGAAATAATTTTCCAAGTCTTGTTAATATGTTTTCATTTTGTGCCATTTTTACCTCTTTTATTTAATTAACCAAGTTAAGTCTTCTTTTTCACCACCTATTTCCATTTCATATGGATTTTTTGATGGTTTTCCTGTCTCACCTTTACCAAAACCAGCACTATGATCTTCTCTATTACCATTACTATCTAACATTGAATTCATCATAGCCCATTGTTGGTCATTTCTGTCTTTTTGTAATCGTAAAGCGGTGTCTCTAACCCACAACGCTATTGCATAAGACATAACCAAGTCATCGTTATAACCGTCCATAGCTTGAGTTCTTGAATTTTTGTAAATATAAACAAATAATTCATCAACCAATCTATTGGAATATATTTTTACCAATTTTTCTCTTGTATATTCTTCCATTTTTGCAATAATCAAAGGTTTTGTTTTCATTGTTGTTGAAAATCCAGCAACCATACTTCTATCTTCAGCTCTGTATCGGTTATTTACTTGATGTTCAACATCAACATACTTATAATCCTTTGATTGGTAGAATAAATTTTTGTATCCTCTGTCTATAATGGTTTGGATTGTAGCCCATCCCACATTATTGTTCTCAACTACGAGTAAAGCATCGTTATATTTTGTAGCCAAGTCAATTAAAAAATGTCCATAATCTGTTGTTGATAATTGTCCTTTATATTCTGCACATTGTGTCATACTTTCTACTTCAAATACTTGAGTAGCTGAATAATCTGTAGAATCTCCTCTCGCAACATCAGCAACAACGATATATTGTTTTGAAT